AACCCTTCAGCTAATGTTCTGTACATATAAAGACTTCCATCTAATATGTGTCTAGTTGCTGTATTTGAGTTAGCTGCTGCAAGTTTCTGTAGACCAACTAAAGAGTTAGGGTCAGGACTGCTTCCATCTCTAGCTTCGTTTAATCCTGTTACGTTACGTATCTCATTTAAGTAATGATTGTAGTTACCTATAAGCATTTGAGATTTAGATGCTCCTGAGTTAGCTGTTAACTGCTGTATTGGAACTCTCGCATTATTAAACTCACCATCTCCTGTGTAGCTTCGTCCAATCACACTACCTGTTTGGAAGTATAGCCTTAAGGCATCCTCCGGATTGTATGCTGCTCCTGTACCAAGGTCAACCTCATTAAGACCGTCAGCATCAATGAATACACCATCAGGAACTACTCTAGATATTACTTGTTGTAGCTTTAAATGAGTAATCTGAATCAAGTCAGTGAATGGTATCATTCTTCTAACTAAAGACTCAATTGTACCTTTGTACATTCTTGGAGCTACTGCTACATAATTAGGCATAGCGTGCTGAGATGCAGACTTAGGTCTAACCATATTCTCAGACATCTCCCACTTAAGTATAATATTAGTACCCATGACCATAACGCCACTGTACCACACATCAATAGTCTTAGATACTTTCTCAAATGACCCTTCCTCCATCATTTCTTCAGGTGGGTTAAACTGGTCATCTTTTTCTACCATAGAGATGTTACCATTCTCTTTAATCTTCTTCTTGTACACAACCTCTTTGGTTGTCTTGTAGTTGAAGTACATAAGAGTAGTAGTGTCTCTATAGAATATGTCATTGTCATAGTACTGAGCTACGTTGTAGTAATCGTACCAAGCTCCACCATACTTAGATATTTCTTCTAAATCAACATTAGTTAATGTTGGGTCTATTTTCTTTAGCTCTATTATTGGAACAGTTTTAATCTCTCCCCAATAAAAACAATCCTTAAAGTTAGGGTCTTCGGTATAACTATACACCACATTAGCAGGGTCTACATAGTCAATTTTTATTCCAGCTCCTGGCAGAAACTCGTGTTTAGCAATTGCTACTCCAAGAACAGTTAAATCATAATCAAGTCGTTTTCTGATATCATCGTAATGGTTCTCATCGAACATTGTATTAACAGCAGTCTCTTCAGCTATCTCAATGGCAGGCTTAAAATTAAGCTGCATATATAATGCAAGCTCCTCATCTGTCTGAGGTAAAGTATCAGGGTCTACGGTAAACGCATTTATACCTGTATTCTGCTCTATCTTCTCAAGTAATGGCTTGTTAAGCATCTGCCCTTCAATCATCTCTTGATACTTGCTTCTTTTAGACTGAGACATAGCATCTTGAGAATAAGCCTTAACCTTAAACTGTCGGTCAGACATACCGTTAACAACAATATCTACAAATTTAGGAATTATAGGAACAGGTGTCCAATCTAAATTTAGATACGATAAATCACCATCAACAGCAAGCTCATTTTTATATTTGCCAATAGATTGCTCTCCACGAGCATATAATCTTAACCTATGAAAGTCTCCCCATTGGTTATAAAATCTGCATCCTGCACCATCCTTTTTGAACCATTCGTATTGTATGGCTTGACCTATCTGTAATCCAAACTCAGGAGATTTCTTCTCAGAGTCTGATACAAATTGGCTTGGGAAACCTGCAGATGATATGTTTACGTTAACATCTTTCATCTAATAATTTCGCTAATATTTCCTTTATTGCTGTATCTTGCAAAGTTAATGTTTATTTTTGATTGTTTTTTCTCAGCCTTATATAGATGCTTATTAACAGCCATTAAAGCCAAGCCTGAACTTATTGTCGCATCAAACTTAGTTCTATTGGATATGTCAAACTTTGACCAGTCCTCTAGCGTTCTATTAAATGGCATACTACCTATCTCATCAGCATCTCTATACGTTGCCTCAGTATCAAATCCTATGTGCTTCTCAATGTAAGACTCTATAGCTGCTGCGTGAGCCTGCTTAACATCTTCACTACTATTTGGTATACCTCCTAATTCTCTTTCTGTACTAGACAGTTTATTAAATGTCTTATCAGGTCTGTTCATACAAAATCCTCTGTACCCTCTATTCTTAAAATGATACAATAGCCTTGGCTTATTATTTTCAATAAGTATTGGCATACTATAGAAAACACACGCCATTAAAACTTCCTCAAAAAATATCTCTGCAGTCTGAGGTCTAGCCACATACTCTAAGAAGAACTCATTGCTAGGTGCTTCATCCATATTGAACATAGTCACGCCATGAAGTGCACCATTAGAACCGCTACCTCCAACAACTCCAGATATGTCATACGAGTCACATCCGAATGCACCTATATGGTCATTACCAGGATGCTTCACATTGTTACGTGTGATGGTCCTATTCTGTAAGTTTTTATTAGGAGTCCAGCTTACGTTAAACCTACCTCTTTTATCAGGGGTAAATACAACCTCGCTATCCTTAATACCATCCTTCCAATGGAAGCTCCCTCTAGTGGTATGATGCTCTCTTATCAGTCCATCGTTATAGTCTATCTGCTGATATATTTTAGTCAGATTAAATAACGACTGCTTGCTCTCATCTCTGAATGCGTGAGACTCTGTTCTTGGGAACTGTCTGTAGTACTCATTTAAGGCATCTGCATCGCTTTTAAGAGACTTTACCTCCGCTTCCCAGTAATTTATAGCACCGTTCTTAATAAGCCTATTATCGACTCCCATTACAGGGGTTTCAGGTTTATTAAATACAGGCATACCGTATCTATCTATAAAGCCCTCCATATTCCATTCCATTGGAATGAAAAGCTTATAGAGACCACTCTTAGTCTGTCCGTTGTCGTTACGATGTAATACATCAGAGTCTAGGTAAATATCCTTGTAGTTCTGACCACCCTTGCTAAGTGCATTCGAGGTTGACCCCATCATACACTTCCCTATTATCCTACTACCTAATCGTAAACAAGTCTTAGTTACACGCCAGTTATCTTTAATGTTATTTGGCTTTAACCATTTAGCACTCTCGTCATGTGCTAAGAACAATAGCTTTTCTCCATCATAACTGTTGTCATCTGTGTTCTTCCAATCTATAGATGTATCTAGTCCGTCTACCTCAGTATCATCAGCCTCATACATATTCTTTTTAGTAATCTTAGATGCAGGTACTCTAAACGCAAGCTCAGTCTTTGGCTTGTCCATACCATCCATAATTGGTCTAAAAAAGAACGGTAGTCTTACGTTGATTGGAACTACCTTGTCCGTAAACATCTTCTTAGCATCTGCTCCTGTCTTAGATAGTATTCCAATCCTAGAGTCACGAGCTAATGTACCTATGTTCACACATTCGGAGGATGTCATAAATGAGAACCCTGAACGTCTAATCTTTAGGTATATCATCCCAAAGCTTCTGTCATCAGCCTTACACGCTTCCCAAAATATCCAATAGATTCTATTAGCCTCTCTATAATCAGGATACCCTATGTCAATAGATGACCATTGCAGGTACATATAATGAGAACCTGTGATGTATGTAGGCTTGCCATTATTTGCAAACCAAAACCCCTTCTCTCTATAGTCAAACTCTTCTTCTATGTAATCTACCCATTTGTCCTTAAATGCAGATGGCTTATCGTTCCATTGGAATATAGACTGTATTCTTGCGAGTTCTTTTGGCAACTCTTGTCTCTCCCAATACTGCTGTTCTTTCTTATCGTGGCGTTTATAATACTTATCAGGAGCTTTAGGTAAACCTATAATAAAACCTTCTATAGATACAACTTCGCCTAGCGTACCGTCTTTTGAGATTATAACAATGTCATACTTCTCATCGTACCCATACTTCCAAGACTTTGCCTTATTCTTACTTGTATATACCGCTTTAGGTATATAGTCGTTAAGTACTACGTACAGATTACTTATTAGACCTTCTTTCTGCAAATCCTTGTTTAGTCGCTGTTTTACTTTCTCCTTTTTTAGATTCTTCGATATTCTCTCGCTCCAATTCTATTCTGTTCAATATCTCGAATGCATCAAATATAGCTAACTTTTTAGTTGCCGCTGCATTTTTTAATCTATCCGCAGACAAATCATCACCTTCGTCATCCTTTTTAATGATATCCTCCTCAGCAACTTTAATCAACTGCTCAACTGCTCGATGCCCTGCTTGTATAATTCTTAGCTTAGTTTCTATTACAGTCATAGTTTCATTGTTATCTGATGGTCAAATATGCGATACAGCTTCTCGTCATCCACAGTAAACTCATACTCATTCTCTGGAGCAAAACTAACTTTGTCTCCATCTTGCACCCCCATAGACAGAAGATACTTATTAGGGTATCTCATTATGCCAACTAAGGGTTCTTCTTTAGTATTCTTGAATATAATAGATTCCTCTTTAGGAAGTGGTTTAATAAAACAATATCTATCGTGAGCAGCCCATTTATTATTATGCTTATACAGAAAGAACTGCTCATTATCTACAAAAAACAAATCATCCTTAAAGAAGCTTCTACCGCTTCTTTGGTTGCCTTTCATATCATTATAAAATTTGAATACATTGTGATGCACTAGCAAGTGGTCGCCAACTGCAACCTCTCCATCATAGCCAATAGGCAATTCAACAACCTCAGCATATCGGTTAGCGAACTTATGGTCCTCCTCTGATGTGCTTACTACAAGTTCAATATCTCCTATCGTTCTTGTATTGTCGTATCTCTTACCCTTTAATGGCTTTACTATAAAGTAAAACGGTGATTTCATTAAAAGTTTATGTCGTATTCAATAGATATAGGCACAGTATCTGAGAACTCTTTCCATAGGAATATCTCATTTTTTAACTGTATCCAAATTTCTATTGAACTCTTATTATTAAATTTGATTAAATGTATTTTATGTGTGCTGTTTAAAACATCTTGCCCTACTAAGTAGTGCATAGCTCCTGACTTGTAATCAGGTCCTATTGATATCTTTCTAATTGCTCCCATTACTAAAACTATATGTGTAAATAGCAGCTGATTTCTCAACTAAAATAACAGATGCGTATATTGGATATGTGCTAGTTATTGCCATTTTATTAATTGCAAATATAAAACTTTTATAATTACCTTTGCTAAATGCAATATCTTAGATTTTATATCGTGTCAATACTACTACTAGCTATAATATGTTTTTGCCTATTTATGGATGTCACAAAAAATAAAGAAATTGTGACACCTAAGCCTATTATTCTAACGAATACAGATACCATATACCAAGATATAGAGCGATTAAAAATAAAATCCGATACAATAAAAATAAAATATGAAACAAAGATTAATGCTTATCACTCTGCTCCTACTGACGGCAGGGTACAGTTATTCTCAGACCGTATTAATAGACAATAACTCTGGCGATACAACTATTTGCATAACCATCCCA